GGTAAACCCACTAAACCCTGCGTTTGATGGGTTAGATTCAGGTAGGAAGTGAAATGAATCATAATATAAATTATAATTATTACTGTCGGTTAATGTTACATCACTTATCATACTATGTTTAACTGATTTAACACCTCCTCTTATAGGGTGATTTAATTTATAATCACCTGTTACAGTTAACCCAGGTATTCCCCATGATGTGTATCCAAATAATCTACTTAAATCATATGAATTTTGTTTTCTTGTACTATAAGGGTCAACACCTCTAACCAAAAATGTTATAACTTGATTTTCATAATTATCGTAAGATTGTAATGGGTTTTGATAATAATCATCATACCAACAATTAGTTACCGATTTAAGATATTCAAATCTCATATTATTAAACAAATATCTATCTCTTAAAGATAATGGGTTTGGGGTACATAATGAGCTAAAATTACTATAAGTCATAGCGGTTATGACTTGGAAATATTCGATATCCATTCCAAATTTTGCATATGTAGCATCATCAGGGTCTTGTTCAATATCATATAACACTGACAATGGTGATGACGAACCATTTAAATCAGATGGGTCCGAATAATATACTGTAATTTGACCATTGTCGTTAATTGAAGTTCCTGTAATACTTTTGGTTGCAAATTGATTTAATTGAGTATACCCTGTTAAATTAACGTCTGCAGAAAGTTCTGGATTTTGGAATGTGACTATCTGACCTGCCTGCATTTCTGATAGTTTAGTATCTTTAATTGAGACCACAATAACGTTGTCATAATGATACTTTACTATAGGATTATTAAGTTGTGTTTGGAAAGTTACTTTAATTCTATTAAACCCTCCTCCAGGATTAGTCCCCCCACCATCATTAAAATATTTAGCTTTGTTATTGAATAGATTAATTCTCTCAGCTAAAGTTAAACTACTCGTAAACAAATGTCTGTCATCACCATTATCATTACCATATTTAGTCATTTGGGGTGTATAAGTTTTAGGCCCTGAACCATCAAAACTAGCACCTGCCATAATACTTTCAAAAGCACTTGGGTAAGAAAATCCTTGGTTTGCGGTATATTTACTACTATCTAAATAATTCGTTAAATAGGAATTTATTCCTGAATTATTAATAATGGATTCGGAATCTATATTAGTTGGTGATGGGCTTGTAGCGTTATTTTCAACACTATCAGGTTCTTTACAGTTACATAATTCACAATCACTATAAGATAAGTTAGGTAAATTTATTTTTGTAAATAACTTCCATAAATTAAGTAATTTAACAATTAGTTCTTGCAGGTCTTGAATAGTGGGGCAATCCAATTTATTAACATTCGCAAATAAATTTATAACCCAAATAATACCATTAATGAAATTACATACTAATATGACTATCAAAAAAACAACTGCAACAACAATTGCTAATATAGGACCTAAAATGAATTTTATTAAAAATGCTAAAACGTGTACAATTACTAATAATTGGTATAAAGTTGGTTTAAATATATACATCATTATTGTAAATAATAAGTATATTAAATCAAATCTTAAGAAAGCGTCGTTTGTTGGAAATTTAACGTTTTCGCTCTCGCATACATCATCAAGAATGTGTTTGACCCCAATCACTTTACTAGGTATATATCCTTTTCTATATTGGTCTATTAATTGTGATACCGTATATACCTTATTATATTGCATATCATAAAAGGTGTCTTCACAATTAATAGCACCTTGTATATCAGGGTAGTCATTCCAATCTAAACTAAACGAATACGATTTAATAGCCTCTAAAGTATCTGACGGTGATGCGGACCCATTAGTTAAAGGGTCGATTCTATTCCCACCATTAATAACCCATCCATGCTCTTTTATGTTAGGTACTAAAAAATAACCTCTTTTAACAGGTTCCGATAATGTAGGTGATTGTGCCCATTTAACTTTAAATCTGTATTTACCTCTTGTTGGTACTCCTTTCTCAGGGTCATTTGATAATACTTTTTCACCAAATTCATTGGTTATATAATAATCCAAATTCATAGGTACATCAATTAACCATGTACCGTTTTCATCAATCACTTGCCCCCCCTGTTCTAAATCAAATGTCTCTAAAACAGGTCTACCATTAACATCTTGTTGTATAGTTTGTCTAATTACTAATATTTCACCAGGACCCGCAACTAAACTACATAAATTACCATGTCTATTTTTAGGTTTACAATTTCTTTTTTGTGTATGATTATCAACTGTTGATACTATTGACCCCATAAAAATTGCGGTGGGTGTTATATCAATATTTGCTTCACTTGTTAAATCGAAATCGCTTCTGATAATACCTAAACTACATACTTCAGGTTGTCCCCAAAGAGGTTCTACTTCAACAACTCTATTAATTGAAATAATTTGTGGTAATGAATTTAGGTTTGATGACGTTTTGAACTGTGTCCCCGCAACTTGAGCTTCAGTTGCCGCTCCTGTTCTGACTAAATCTTGGGGTGATAATGAGAATTCTCCTATATCGGATAAATCAACATCAACATGTATTGTTTGTTCTCCTAATGGAACTCCAAATATCATGTAGTCACCACTATCATTTGTTTTAGCGGTATATTTATAATACTTATCGTAAACCTCAATGAATGTAGGGTTTGTTAGGACATCTTCTCTATCAAAGAAAGTACCTGTCGGGCTATGACCACTATGTTGTTGTTTATAAGGTAGGAGATTATATCGATACCCATCTTCATTTGTGTCACTTAAAGATTTATAAGGGTATAATTCACTTATTATAGGATTGTTTTCATCTTCAGGGGATAAAGGTATGAATACTGAAACTTTAGCATTTGGTATTCCAAACCCATTATTAGCGGTTACCCTACCTATGATTACACCATAATCTGAGCATTGTCTTGTATAAATTTGACTTTGTAAAACCTTTAGGGATAATATCTCAAGATATTCATATTCTTGTTCAAGTAATACCTTTAATGATTTATCTACACCTACTTCGGTTCTTATTCTATATGAATTTGACATTCCTAATCTTTTTTGATAAATAGTTTATATACCATTTTCAAAATGATAATTTAGAAATTAATAAAATAAATTATCAAGAAAAATTAACTGTAGAAAGGTTTTTAATTCTCACATTAATATCTTTACCAGAGTATCTAACTTGATATGTTTGACTAGGTTCTGCAAAAATTGTATCATCGACTAAACCAATTTGTTTTGTTTCGTCATCAATATATCCTTGAGATGTTTGAGATGAAGAATATTGTCCTCCAACCTTATTAAATACTTGGATATCAGATACTGATATCACACCATTTTGTGATTGTATTTGTCTTCTAATTTCCGATATATAAACATTACTACCCATCTGTCTATTTGAAGGTGAAAAATATTCAGTAACTAAATTTACAATTTGAGCAATTAAAGCCCCTTGTGTTTGACTATTATCTAATACCACATCAATGTTCATTGATAAATCAATAACATTTGCACTTTCAACTGAAATGTAATCATTTAACATTCTGTAATTTGAAAGGTAATTAGCGATATTATTTTTAAGTGTGTTAGATACTATCTCAGTTAAATTACCTGACTCGTCAAAAGACAACATTTTTATTTTTATCTTATTATTTTCTTCGGTAATCGCAACTTTAGCGGGTGCTCCAAATTGGGACGGCATTGTTCTTATAATCGAATCATAGTCATTAACAGTTACCGCCCTGTTTTGTGCTGAAAAGTTAAATGTCACTAAATTTCTTACTTCTTCAGTAGTCGGTGCGGGTGCTCCACCAATTGCTGCAGTAACATTATTACACGATAATGAATTAACCACATTTGTGTTAACAGAAGCTGAAGGACCGTTAACAAAAAATGAAACCGTACCTACTTGAGTAATTACATTGATACCTAAATTACTTCCTGAACCTCCACCAATTCTATATTGGACAAATAACGTTGAGTTTGGTTTTAATACACTACCTAATGCAAAGTTGTTGGAATATTTATACAAATCAAGTTTTAACCCGTTCCTTGCAAATTCCCTTAATTGTTCATCTGCGGATTGACTACCACCACCAAAAGTCATTCTTAAAAATCCTTCAGGTGTGTATTCAGTTATAAATTTATCACTTGTTGTTAAGTATTTACCAACTTTAATACCAGGTTGGTCAGAAACTTTAGTTGGGTCTTCAACAAAGACTCTATCTTCAACAAGAGCCTTTACTTCATACCATCTATTATCATTACCTAAAAATTCTTGTGGTGATGGTATATTTGCATATTGAGTACCATCTTTTAATAAAACACTTGTAACACCTAAAACATTCTTTTCAGGTAAAAATAATTCAAAGAATGGTTTAACATCGTTTGCGGTTATGGTTCTTTTGAATACTTTGGTAACCCCATTTACAACTGTTTCTCTTTTAACAATTGTATAATTTAATAACTTATTATTTGAATCGAAATTAGGTATTTTAAGTCTATTTGGGTATCCTTCGGCATTGATTGGTGATGAAAAATCAATATCATAAACTGTTTCAAATACTTGACCTGCACCGTTAACTTGAGCCCCTCTTCTTAATATACCACAATATCTTAAATCTTCTTTATCACCAAATGCGGGTACTGTTATCGAAAAATCAACAAGAGCAACTGAAGGTCTTTGGCCAGGAACTTTAAGTCCGTATGTTCTTGCAATATTAAATACTGATGACCTTTGTTGTGCATATTGTAATACGGTTTCTTGTATACTTCTATCAATATTGAATTGTAAGTTATCCGTTACCGCAGCATTTAAATCCAATAAAGCGGAGAAAACCGAAGCGTCGTTAAAATTATCAATAAGTTCAGGATAATATAATCTTGTAAAATTTATTAACTCAGTTCTTATCTGTTGGAAATCTCTAGTTGTATAAGAAATCTTTTTATTTGCCATGATATATTATATATTAATAATTACAAAATCACTCGGATTAAATGCCGATGCCGTGATGGTATAATCAATTTTAATTTTAGCGGTATGTTCTTTCTCACCAATGCCAGGGACCACAAATTCTCTATCTCCGTTTGCATTAATGAAAGTTCCTTTATTTTCTTCCTCTAAGGAAGCGTCAGTAATACTTATATTGGTTATTGTAATATTTGGTATATATTCCGTAACAGATTCTCTTATTTCTGCCTCAATATCTGAAAAAGTTGGCCCATCCATGGGTTCAAATATGAATTCATATAAACGAGTTCCAAAATCAGGTAAATAATATCTCGTACCTTTTCTTGTTAAAAGTAAATGAATTAAACTACTTCTAATCTCTTCATCACTTTCTTCTGATAAAGCTAAATAAGTACCTTTAGCCGAATCTCTAAAAGGAAAATTAATACCATATGTTCTACCTTCTGCCATATCTAATAAATATAGTCTTCTGATTTTTCTAATAAATAGAGTTAAAATAAAAAATCACGACATTAGTCGTGATTTATCTTAATTTTATGATGAACATCCAAAACATTCAAAATCTGAATTCTCGGGTTTTGGTGGTAAGTTTACCGAGTTGAAATCAACTTTAGGTTTTTCAGTAATTGTTTTAGGTTTTTCAACTTTTGAGGTATCAATAGCCAAGTGTTTTGCTCCTGTTGATATTGCTTTTGTTCTTACATAATAACAAAGTGTCTTTAACCCTTTCTCCCAAGAATGGAAATGCGATGATGTTATTTTAGACAATGTTGGGTTCGCCATATAGATGTTCATAGATTGTGATTGGTCTATAAATGGTGCTCTATCAGCCGCCATATCAATTAACTCTCTTTGTGATATTTCCCAAATTGTTTTATATTTTTGAATGAGGTGTTCCACACGTTTAACTTTAAAGTTGTATCGTTTGTCTTCCAAATCAATATAATTATTGAAATTAACGTTTTGGATTGACCCTTCATTAAGAATGATTTCGTTTTTCAAATCCTCACACCAAATGCCAATTTTTTCAAAATCACTAATTAAATATTTGTTCACAATCATAATCTCACCTCCAACAACTCTCCTATTAAATAAAGCCGAGTGAGCGGGTTCCGTCATTTCAAAAGAACCTGTTATTTTAGCCGAAGACGCAACAGGCATTTGAGCGGTAAATAATGAATTACAAACACCATATTCTTTAACATCCTCTTTTAATTTTTCCCAATCCCAAAATAAATTACTATCATTTAATCCCCACATGTCGAATTGAAAGATTCCGTTGGACATAGGTGAACCTTCAAAATGTGCGTATGGTTTATATTCTCCCGATTTACACAATTCCATACTTTCTGTTATAGACGCGAAGTAAATTGTTTCAAATATATTTTTGTTATGTTTACGAGCCTCTTCCGAAGTAAAAATGTAATCCATTAAATAAAATACGTCAGCAAGTCCTTGAGTTCCAATTGCAATTGCTCTCTGTTTCAACCCTCCTTTACGTCCTTTTTCTGTTGAATAATTGTTGATGTCGACAACCTTATTTAACGCTCTTACCACTTTTCTAACTTCACTATAAAGTAAATTAAAATCAAATTTACCATCTATAATAAAGTTCTTCAATACCATAGATGAAAGAGTACAAATCGCAGTAGTACCCTCATCGGTATATTGATATATTTCATTACAAAGATTTGATTGTTTAATAACACCAATATTTTGATGGTTAGTTTTTCTATTTGCATTGTCTTTAGAACAAAGATATGGAACACCTGTCTCAACTTGTGATTCAATTATTTTAGTCCATATATCTTGTGCTTTTACTTTTTTACCTAATTCTAATTTAACCGCTTGTAAATACACTTCCTCGTATTCTTCACCATAACATTCTTGTAATGGTTTCAAACCAGCTCTTTTAATATCATTAGGACAGAACAAATACCAATCACCATTTGATTTAACCGCTCTCATGAAATTATCAGGAATCCATAATGCAGTGAATAAATCACGAGCCCTTAATTCCTCCGCACCTGTGTTTTTCTTCATATCTAACAAGTCAAAAATGTCTTTGTGCCAAGGTTCTAAATAGATGGCGGCACTACCAGGTCTACGTCCTTGTTGATTAAAGAATCTAAGAGATTCATTTACAATTTTTAAATACTTTAATAACCCTCCCGCAAATCCACCTGAAGAAGAAATTCTACTTTCTTTACTTCTAATATTTGACATTGATAATCCGATTCCTGCAGCGTTTGATGAATATGTTGAGATGTCGTTTAATGTATGTAATAAACCATTACGAGAATCAGAATTATTATAATGTAAAACACAAGACGCTAACTGAGGTACTTTTGTTCCAGCATTAATCATGATAGGTGTTGCAGGTGAAATCAATTGGTTTGATAATGATTTATAATATTCAAGAGCTTGTTCAAACGATTTTGTAACCCAAATAGCAACTCTCATATACATGTGTTGTGGTCTTTCAACTACTTTACCATTTGACAATTTAAGTAAATACATTTCTTGTAAAGACCTCCAAGCAAAGTAATCAAAGTTATAATCATTATCATGATTTATAACCTCATCAATAGATTCTTTACCATAAAGAACCATTGTATCCATAAAATCACCATTTATAATTCCTTCTGAATGTAATAGTGTCATTGTTTCATAAAAACTTGGGTTAGTCTCTTTATGGTATGAGGAAATCGCAACTGAAGATGCTAATCTTGAATAATCATGGTGACTTCCTGTAAAAGCCGCTGCAATCTCATAAATAAGTTTATCTAATTCTTTAGTGGTAATTAAACCTTCAGTTGGTACTGAAGTAATTACTTTAATAAAAATCTCATCCGAATTAACGTTCAACCCTTTTGAAGCTCGTTTAATTCTGTTATAGATTTTTTGTGGGTTAAATGACGCATCATCCCCACTTCTTTTTTTAATTCTAAGTGACATCATAATCTAAAAAAATAATTAATTAAAAATCATCAGTAAATGAAATTGTCTCATTCAATTTCGCTTTCTGATATTCAACGGTTCTCGATTCAAAGAAATTACCTTTAGTTTCTACGGCAATTTGTTCCATGAATTTAAATGGTTGTTCAACATTAAAATGTTTTTTACAACCAAGTTTAATCAATAATCCATCAACAACAAACTCAAGATATTGTTTCATTAGGTTTGAGTTCATACCAATTAATGATACAGGTAATGACTCAGTGATAAATTCTTTTTCAATTTCTAAAGCCGAAAGTAGAATTTCTTTAATTCTTTTTTCTGATGGTTTGTTTTCACAATGATTATTCAACAAATGAATTGCAAAATCACAATGTAAATTTTCATCTTTAAATATTAAAGAATTTGCATTACACAATCCTTGCATAATACCTCTCGATTTCAACCAAAATATAGAACAGAATGAACCTGAAAAGAAAATACCCTCAACTGCGGCAAATGCTACAAGTCTTTCTTGGAAAGATGCGTTCTCTATCCAATTAAGAGCCCATTTCGCCTTTTTCTGAACTGCGGGTAAGTTATCTAACGCAGTAAAACATTTGTTTTTTTCTTCCTCATTTGATATGTAGGTATCAATTAACAATGAATACATTAATGAATGGATGTTTTCCATTGCAAGTTGTATACCATAGAAAAATTTTGCTTCAGGATATTGTACTTCCCTATAGAAATTTTCCGCTAAGTTTTCATTAACAATACCATCGGAAGCCGCGAAAAATGATAAAATATTTTTAATAAAATATTGTTCATTTTCAGATAAATTTTCCCAATCTCTAATGTCTCCACTTAAATCTACTTCTTCAGCCGTCCAAAACGCCGCTTGGTGCATTTTATAATATTCCCAAATATCATTATACTGAATTGGGAAGATAACAAACCTATTAGGATTTTCCCTTAATATATTTTCATTCATAATTTTTTAGTTTTTGTCTTCTCTTTGTTTTCTTTTGTCCAACAAATCTTTAATTCTTTGTCGGTTGTTTTCTTCTTTCTGTTCTTCAATCCCTAAGAAAGTAACTGAAGATTCGGTGTCGATTTCTAACATACTATTATCAAATTTACAATTTTCAAATACGATACCATCGTCACCAATTCTTGACTTAGTGATAGCCATAGTGGCCAATTTCATTTCTTTTTGTTGTAGTGTTTTAGCCACAGAAATGATAACGTGACCTACTTGAGCTTTCTTTATAGACCCACCCATTTGGTCTGTTGTAACAACTTCAGAAGATATTGAACTTCTATTTCCTTGAGTTGCAGTCCATCCTACTATATCCATTTCGTGACACATCGCTTCAAAAGCTCTCATCACTGAACCTTCAGACTTCCATTCGTCACCTAAGTTTTTATCAGGAACAACACAATCAATGTAATCTAATAAAACCATATCTATTTTAACACCATCAGCAACCATTTTTCTGATTTGATTTTTAATTTGTAACATGGTTACAGTATCTGATGGTAATTTTTTAAGAATTAATCTGTTAGTCATGGTTTCTTTAATTTCTTTAACCTTTGACATAACCTCATCTTTCTTAACCGATAATTCATCGGGGTGGATTTTAGTCCAGAGTGTAAAATGTTTTCTTTGTATAATTTTTGGGTTATCCTCAAAAAATATCTGTAAAACATTGTACCCCAAATTAAATGCGTGGTTTGAGATTTTTGTAAGTAATGTTGATTTACCAACTCCTGTTGGTGCTAAAACTACACCTATTTCTCCTTTAGCTAAACCTCCTTTAAGTAGTCTATCAATTCCTGGTATTCCCATTGGGATTGGGTGTCTATAATCTTCATTTAAAACGTCATCTAAATTAGAAAAGATATCTGACATACCATCTTCTCTTTCACCTACCTGTAAAGCTTCTCTAACTAAAGTTTCTAACTTATCGTAGTTTTCAAATTCACCTCCATCAATTACTTTTTGTGCTCTTGAAATTGCTTTTTGTAATTCTTGTTGTTTACAGAATTTTAAAGCCTTTTCCTGTACAAAATCACCTCCTTCGAGTGGAGCGTCTTTAATTTTAGTAAGAGTGTCTAAAATAACTTTAGACGCCATCTCTTGTTGGAATTCAGATTTTGTAATTTGTTCTAAGGTGTCAAAAGTAGGGACATACTCATATTTTAAATAAAACTCCTTAATCATTTGGATAATTAATTTAAAATATTTGTTTTCAAAATAGTTTGTTTCAATTACATCAATTATTGACCTTGCAAACTCTTTATCAATAATGATTTGGTTTAATAATTGAATCTGAAATGTACTTCCTAAATAATCAAAATTTTTGTTCGACGCCATATTTTTTCTCTTTTGTTTTAGATAAATATTACCCCTTTAGACTAATTCCAATATAGTCATAAGTTAATTTTTTAGATGAAAAAATGTCAGTTAAAGCCGAAAGTACACTTTTTATGTGCGGACGTATATCTACGGTGTATCTTATTTTTGGTGGGAACACTTTAGCATCAAATTGTCTATGACAAATTGTCGTGTCACCCGACTTAATAAAAATGTTAAAATTTTCAGGACCTTCAGTATTTGATGTTTCAAGTACGTTTGGATTGTTTATAATTTCATACGTATTATCCAACATATATGTGACAGTTTTAATCTTTAATTCTCTCTCCAATACGTCTTTAAAATCGGAAAGATATTCGTAAAGATTTAACGAATTTTTAGCAAGGGGATTAAAGTTCCTAACATTAAAAAATCTTTGGACAATGATGTTACCATTTACCATCATCAAAAATTCTAGCTTTGTTGTTTCTTGGTCTTTCATATTCACTTTATTTATTTGTTTTAAATTTTTTTTTTTCTTTTCTTGTTAATTTTAAAAATGGGGTTAGGAAGTTTACCCAATTATTATCTCCTTTTGGTAAGAACTTAAAGAATCCATCCTCCATCATCATTCGTATAACATTCCTATGACCTCTACCATTAGGGTCTAATGTTTCTGAGTAATATAATTCAACGATTTCTTTACCTTCATCGGTAATAAGTGGGGTTGATAAGTCGACAATTTTCTCATTAATTTCAAAAAATTCGTTACCGTAAATTCCTGTTTTTGTTTTACCTGTTAAAAGATTCTTAAGTACCGTGTTATCTTTATCTCCTTTTAATAACTCTTCAGCCTTTATTAAAATATCGGTTACTGATAGTGGTTTGTCAAGTAGCTCAGGGAATAACTTAATTAAAGTTTTTTCACCCAAATAATAAATCCCATCAATATTATCTGATTTGTCACCCATTAATATTTTACATGTTTTTACGTTTGAGTGGGGAACTTCGATATCATGTAATTTTATGTTATCACCTTGTTTATACGTCTGTTTTGTATTAGGTGAATACAATGATACATTTTCACAAATTAATTGTGTTAAATCTCTATCAGCCGAAAAAATTGTAATATTCTCATTAAGAGCAATTTTACAGTAATACGCAATTAAATCATCCGCCTCGTTATTTTCAATGTTGATTTGTCTAATGAATAGTTCTTCAAGGTACTGTTTTACCCTATCTTTTTGGTAATTAAAAGATGTTACCTTATGTTCATTAGATTCTTGATTTCTATTTTCTTTATATCTTGGATATAAGAGTTTTCTATGGACGGAGCTATCGTCTCCGTCCCAAAAAACAACTACTTTATCGTAGTTAAACTCTTCAATAAATTTGCGTAATGTATTTAAGAAATGCCAAATTCCTCCAATATGTTTACCTTCATGATAATAGTCTTTGACACCGTGAAATCCTATTTTGATTAGGTTATTACCATCGACCAATAAAGTCTTAGTCATTAATTTTAAATTAAATTGTTACTCAACTTCTTCTTTTTCTGTTTTCAAATCAAAATCTCCTTCGACTCCGATAATTTCTTTCCAATAATCAGCATATTCTTTTTTATACTGTTCAATAGAACTTTTTTCTTCTGTAGAATCTTTACCAGGTAAAAATCCATGAGGTGTTACTATAATTTTACCGTCTTCAAATCCAAGTCCGTTGATGTGGTTTTTCAATACAGACACTTTAGTTCTCGATGCAAATTTAACAGTTCTTTTATCTTTAGTTGCGGTAATTTTTGTCGTTCCCGCACCTTTTTGATTACCGAATAAAAATACCAAAGAAGAGTTTAACCAAATCGCTTCGCCACCTTTAGCTTTAATTTTTGGTTGCCCAAAAGGATTATCGGGTAATTCTACCCAAGGTTGGTTAACGATAATCAAAGTGTTTTCATATTTAGAATCCGCCTTACGAGAACCTGAAATACGTTGATTAATCCCCATTCCAATTTTATCCGCCAAAGTACTCGCATTATGTTGTTTACCACCTTTACCTTCATAAGTCATTTTACATGGTACTGAACCTACAGAGTCCCACATAATACAAAGTGAGTAATCTAACTCCCCTTTTTCTTGTGCATCTAATAAACTATTTATGTAATCAGTAATTTGCTCAATATAGTCAAAGTTATTATTGAATAGGAAAAATCCGTCCCAAGTTAATTCACCTGTTTCTTCATCAACAACTTCTTCACATTCAAACCCCATTAATTTTGAGTGTTCAAAAGACCATTTCTGTTCTGTAATAATGAATACAGGTAAGATTCCTTTCTTTTGAGCATCTAGGGCAGTTTTAATAAGTGCAGTAGTTTTACCTGTGTCAGAGTGTCCTAAGAACATGTTCAAATGACCTATCGCAGGTCCTGGTAATCCAACGGCATCTAAAAAATCAGGTCCTAAATCAAAAAACCTCTGTGGTTTATATTTTGCATCAGACGAAAACTTTTTCTTTATAGAGCTAAAGTCATTTTTCTTAATTGCCATAATTAATTGTATTTATAAAATTCTTTAATTGTTTCTAATTTGTCTTTAGCGTTTGCAATTTTCTCAACTAATTTATCCATTTCCTCAATATGTTGTGGGTGTTCTCCAATCCCTACTGAATTTGTGAAATAGATAAGTAATGAAGTTTCGGAATCCGCTACTTCGGCTTCATATTTTTTACATAAAGCTTCATACATTTTTTGTGTGATTTTGTTTTCTTTTTCCATTATAATTTTTACTTTAAAAATAAGAAAGCATGGACGTAATGTCCATGCTTTTATATTTTATTTTAATTAAAATGGTAACTCTTCATCCACTTCATCATCTGCTTGTGGGTCTTCATACTTAGGAGTTTCTGAACTACCCCCAATACTCATTTCCGCTTCTGATGAATCCCCGTAAACATATCCACCTTTTTCACTATCCCATTTAGGAGTTTCACCACGAGCAATAGCTTCAAGATATTCTACAGGTTTTTTAGAATAAACATCCTCCCAAGTCAACTCATCATTAACCCAAGAATCTGCAGTTTCTTTATCCTCATGGATTGGTGTTGGGTCATCATACATCACTGTTTGGATTACGGTATATACCGCTCCTGTTGGAGTCTTAGCTTTAGTTAACTCAAGGATAATGTCTCGACCTTTTTCAGCATCTGTGATATCTCCTTTTGCTCTCCAAATAGGTATGATTTTGTCAAGAATACCTTCATTCTTGTAGTTGTGTTTAAATCTCCAAAATTTAACACCGTCTTGTTCGTTATCTCGGTCGACAACTTTAACAATATAAAACTTACGAGGTTTGTAAGTTGTTGCCAATTTCTTATCACTCTCTTTCCCTGTAGAAATTAACTCTTCGTACACTTCAGTAAGTGGTGAACGTTCATTATCATTCTTTCCTGGGTCATAGAATTTTTGCCATTTACCATCCACTTGGATTTCGTGGAACCAAACTTCTTTAAAGGGTGATGAACCATCATTGGTTGGGAGGATTCTTAGTCTTTTCTGACCTTGTTTTTCGTTGTCTTTGAGGATTGCCGCAAAGTATTTTTTCATCCTTTCGTCTTGAGACATTTTTAAGGTAGAGGATTGATTACCTTGTTGTGATTTTTCGTACTGTGCAAGTACTGCGTCTAAACTGTTTGTCGCCATAATTGATTATATTTATTTATTATTTATTACAAGTATAAGTGTCAGCCGTGGTTTTGTCAAATAAAATTTAAGGTCGAAATAATCGACCTTAAATTTATCTCACTTGTATAAAAGCGTCTGGTTCAGGTGTATCAGAACCAAAGTCTCTAAAACTTTTTTTAATATCTCCTGATGAATAATTTTCAACATCGTCTTGAGTTAAAACATATTCATTTTTACCTGATTTTTCCATATCATCCATCTTATCTTCAAAAAAGTCGCTAAGTTTTTGATTGTATGGTCCTGAATCTAAACTTCTTAATTCAAGTTTTTCTTCAGGTGTTTTAGGTCTTATTTTTTCAATTTTTGTTTCTAAATCATTTAACTTATTCATGATGTTATCCATATCTGAAAGTTTGGATTCTAAATCTGTTAAATGTTTAAATAAATTATTAAAATATTCTTCTTGTTTAGTCTCAACATTTTTTTGTGTTTTAACTAAATCCGTAATTTCAATCTCTTTACCTTTTTTACCTTCTTCACCCTTGTCTCCAAGTTTTTCAACATCAGGGTCATTTGCAACATCTACAGGTGCTGCAGGTGGTGGTGGTGCTCCCGCAGCCATGCCACCTCCTGGAGGTGGTGGTGCTCCTCCCGCCATAGGGTCTGTGGGTGGTGGGGGTGGTGGTATTCCTCCTGCCGCAGGGTCTGCGGGTGGTGGCGGAGGCGGTGGTAATGCCGCGTCTTGTTCAAAGATATATCCGTTTATTTCTCTATATCTTTTTATTTCGTTAATAATTCTACTGTCTATCTTACCCATTTTATTATCCGTTTAATAATTGTTTAACACCTGTTGTAGTTTCAACTTGGATTTTTTTATTAGTTTTAACTGTATTGTCAAATCTTTCAATAAGACCGTCTTTCATTCTAACAGTATAACAATCACCTGTTTCTAGGTCGCAAACTTGTTTTGTTCCGTCACCCATATCCTTTTCAGTAGTTTTAGTATTTTTACCTAAATAACTATCTAATATCATTTTTGTGTTCATAATAGTTTTATTTATAAATATTACAATCTTCAATAAAAATTATTGTAATTAAGTTTATACACTCATTTCTAAAAATTTAGTAACCGCGGTTAGAACTTTAGATTCTAAGTTTGAGAGTTGTGTTGGGTCCATTGTTGTGTAGACGTTCTCATTTAAAACTTCAGCACTATTATTTAATATTAAAAATTTAGTAATTGATTTAGGTTCACTATTAGGAACATTAACCATTCTATCCTTCCATCTAATCAATAACATTTCAATATTTTTAGAACTACTTTCAAATACCGCATATGGTAATGTTAAACCACTGTCATTATTTTTAACACAGAAATAATTTTTACTTGTTTCGAAATAACTACTTGACCCTCCCCAATATTTGGTTAAATCGACACCCGAATAATTACTTTCGTATGTTTTAAATCCTGTCGATGTTCCTGATTTAAGATATAACGCTGAGAAAACAACGAATTTTAATTTACCATCATCAACAATATTATTACTTGTCATTAATGACATAATAGTCCCATAAGCATCTCTAAACGAAATTTGTTTTTCCGCAGGTGAACTCAATGTTGTATAAGTACTGTAATTACTTGCGGTGGTACATGCTGGAGATTGGACAACTTCTTCATTACCACTAGCATTTGATGTTACTTTATCTTTTTGCGATATTACATTACCTTTAGAATCTTTAGTTTCACCCTTCTTAGCTTGTTTATTTTTTTCCAACACACCTTGTAATAAATTATTACGTAAAGATTGTAAGAATTTATCTATTTTTGGTAATGATGCCGTAGGTTGTCTAATCCCTGTAAAAGTAGTTTCAAAATCAGAGGTTGTTATTGTATGTGTCACAGATTGAATCATATATGGTCCACTAAACATAGGGACATATCTTAAGTTAAAATACATCGTTGGTTGTATCAATGCGTTCCCTAACATAGAAACACTACATTCATAACTTCTATTTTTATATAAATTATATAAAGAAACGTTTTGAGTTGTTGCACCTCGGTTACCTCCTTGGTTAGCCATCTCATTAGTCACTTGTAACGATTCTGCGGTTGCCTTTCCCGCACTTTGGCTAACTGAAAAGGATTTAAAAATCCCTTGATTTTGAGGTCCTATGTCAATATTAAACCCAACCACTTTATTAGATTTATCCCAGTCGTTTTTATTAATTTGATTCTCAACTAAAGGATTATCGCTTGACCTTCTTAAATCAAAAGCATCATTTCTATATCTAAAATCAACATTGTTTTTTAAATCCAATTGTTCACTTGGTTTACCTGCATAGAAACAAACCATTTTTGCTGATGAATCTCTATAATCTACATTTAAAAATGTACCAAATAAAGTATTGGCAAATTCTAAAGTCCCTTCAGGTTTTGGTTTAGGATTCTTAATAGCATCTTGTACATTATAGAAATTAACATATGATGGTATGTTCATAACCACAAAATGATTTTCCACTAAAATACTTTGTACAAAAGTTAAAATAGAAGCTTTGGTATTAATATTTAACAATCTATTTTTAAGTTTAAAAATATCAACTAAAACTTTATCTCCAATATTTCTACTTGCTCTATCCAATAATAAAACATCTTCAAATAATGTTTTATTCTTAAAATCATTTCCTGAAACCCATTTATCATTTAATGATTTAAAGGTTTCCCAATATTCAACTTTACTTTGGTCACCATCTAATTTTGATTCTACCTGACTTTCGGGAGTGTTGTTAACATCAGGTAATGATTTTTGTAACTTAATCATTAAGTTATTTACTACTTTACCTTGGAAATTTTCTATCCCTAATAGATAATTTGTCATTACCTCATAAAAAGCAGTCTGACCTTCTTTTGATTGTGCGTTTGGTATTTGTGGATATGTAGGTGGTGAGAAAAATTCTATATTAACAATATATTGTTTATCCGTTGGGTTTGTCGCCAAGGAACCGTAAAAAAGAATAATTGTTTCATCAATTAATGATTGTGTAAATCCTGTTGTTGGTGGAGATATTTTAGGTAAACTTTCAAATAAAATAAGTCCTGTGTTATTTGCAACATAAGCGACTTTTTTACCCATCTCAGTTCTAACTGTTATAGTATCACCACTCGCTAAATTCGCAATTCCAACAATACTACTAGGAGTTGTTGGTGGTGGGTCTACAGGTGGTATTGGGTCAGGTTGGAATTTGTTTAATTTCTGTGTTGCATATATTTTAATGATTGGTGCAAATAATTTAACATTGTCGGGTGTGAACGCAACATCTAAATCAATAAAGAAATCTGTTATATATGAACCATTATTGGTGTATGCCAACTGTGGTATTTCCGAAAACCCAACATTTAAATATAGAGCATCCCACGCCAAATTAAAAGTTGATTGCGATGACGATAAAGTAACACCACCACCATTAGTAGGTAATGAATTAGGTGTTACACTTTTATAACTTTCCCAAGTGTATGGGTCAGTTAATGGTAGTGTTGAGAAGGTTAAAAATAATTTTCTATCGTATGATGATGGGTTACCATATTTAAAAATAACGTCATAATTCAAAAACGCCTTAACGGTTTCCGCAATAGTTGATGTTTGTTTATCCTGTATTTTATCAACGATTTCACTTCCTGTTGCCCCTGTCAAAATAGGTACCTTCATTAAGGACCTGAATAACATTTGGAAGTTTTTAAACGATTTTGTTGTTTCATCAGCATTTGCTGGGAAATCGCTATAATCATATATTGACCTAGAAAACTTTAAAAACTCATCTTCGAAACCATCTAATATTTCTTTTTGGAAGACTGACAACATTTCGCTAAATTTAGAATACTTGTCGGGTGTTCCGTTAATTGAGAAGTTCTCTTGTAACGATTGTCCCGAAAAAACTTGTTTCATATAATCAAACGGTGTTGGTTTAACTATTTTAGAATGGTCAAAATACCCATATTGGGGTGCTGCCCAAAATAATCTAACAGAACCATTATAAATTGATTGGTTAGAATTAACTTCAATATTTAACTTACCGTCTTTAAAACACTCATTTTTTGTTTGATTAATATCAGAACCATGTGATGGCATTATATATGTGAATTTTTTATTTACCTCATCTACGGTTACAGACCAAGGTATAATTCTTAAATCCCTCATATCGTTATTAGGGTCGAATCCTTCCGCTTCGTTAATAATAGCGCTATCGACATAATATACTGAAGTTCCTGATGTAATACCTGACTGTATCTGAGAATCGGTGTACCCCTCGAATATTTGGTATCCTTGATAAAATACATTAAAATCATTAATTAATTGCGGATAAAACCCAACATTTATTAATGAAGATAATTCGGTTCCTATTGTTGTGTCTTTTTGTAGAACAATATCTATGGGTGCCTCATCAATTATTAAAGCATAATTTCTTGTAGTGGCGGTTGTTACAGGGTCAAAATTAAACGCATAATCAAAAGATTTCCAAGACCCGTCTAAAATATCTACACCATCCTCAATAAATTTTTTATATCGATGCCAAACAGAACCAATTTTTAAAATCCAAGCGTAAGGTAATTTATGAATCGCCCCGTATTTTTTAAAGGATGCAAAAATATAATCTAAATCACTAGCAACATTGTTTTCATATGTTTTAAATTTCTCCCTTAATGTCGCTAAAGGTAAGCTATTAATAAAATAATATGCGGAAGAGACAAATGGGTATTGGTTATTATTTCTAAAATTTTTAACACCTTCTTGAATTGAATTAATAAAATAAGGTGTGTTAAACATTGACGTTGTTTGGTCATTAACCACATTACCGTTATAGTTAGAATATCTTAAATTACCTTCAGTAGGTAATTGTTTGTCAAAAGTTCTACTACTATAGAATGATTTTAAATCGTCTTTAAAATTAATTATATTTGGTACCTCAACACTTATGAAATTAAAGTTTGTAATTGGTCTAACTTTATCTGTTGATGTTGTGTCTAAGAAATTTGTAATTAATTTTTTATTTTTATTGTAATTTAATACTTTTCTAGTATCTAAAGTTCCATTTGCGTCGACAATAGTAGTACCATTAGCCAAATAAGTTTTATCCCATTGTTTATTAGTGAATGGGAATGTGTCTGTAGTATCAAATTTATTAGTGTTGGTAGAATTAGTAATAATCTCAATTGCAGCGTCTTCATTTTCTAATGAAACTAAAGGTTGTGAAATTGATTTGTTAATAATGTCCACATCGATAAATTCAAAACTAGAATTTTTAATATCGTTTTTAAGGTACTTAGTATTAAACTCACCCCTAATAAAATTTTGCCAACTTTCTCCAATTCCTTCGTTTGAAAATTGTCTTAATATTGTTGTAAAGTTGGATGCGTTAATACCGTAATTTTTTAATTTTTGTATTAAGAATGGATTATCATTAGATAAACTCTTAACAATATTTTGGCTTTCTGATTCGGCAATAATATTTGTTATTACATCACCTTCAGATGTTTTATTATTACTTCTCGATAATTTAGAATAATTCGATACCATAATAATTCTTTCGTAAATCTCATAGAAAAATTTAACTTCTTCTTTGTTTCCATATACTTCATTAGTTACAGGGAATTCAATCGCATTAAAAGATGTTCTTTTTGGGTCCGTAACTTCATTATTATTTTCTGACGGGTTTGGTGCTGGACTTTTTCTTTCCGCTAACCCTTTTATAAATTCTTCAACAAATTCTATTTCAGGCCAAACATCAAAAAGATACCCTTTGGTTCTATTTACAATAGAAGGGTCTCCAGGGTATTTAATTTCATATTTTTCCTGACCGTTCTCACCTGTTGTCTCAACAATTAATTGTGGCCAAGGGTATACAGGGGTGTTACTATCATCACCCGATAAAACCGCATCTGCGGACGCTCCTGCCACTTGTTTATCAAAAATTACTGCCTTTCTATACTTGTTATCTCTTTGTTCCCAAGCTGCGGTATGTACATCATCCATCATTCTTAAAAACGCTTCACCATTTGCAAAAATAACCGCTAAAACATTTCTGATGTTTGGTACAAACCCAATACCTGAGTTTTTATCTTGTAACAATTCAGATAAAGCTTTGGTCAACTCAACTTCCACTTCTTCTCTAATCGCTAACAAGTCTTTACTCATCTTGTCCGCTAAGTCTAAGAATGTATTAGTACCTTCAAAAACAAAATAAGTATAAACAGGATTGGTACTACCGTCTTTATTCTTTATTGAACCAGAATTAAATTGGTTAGTTCTGTCTAATTCAGCTAATAATTCTTTTTTCTCAGAGTCGGGTGGCTCTTTTTTACTCTTTTTTCTTTGTCTGTAAGTTTCATTAATATCAATATCATTACTACTAGTTATTGTTTTTGGAAAAATCTCATAAGTGATTTTATTAGGTACTGAAACGTTTTTACTTTTATTATTTATAGTGTATTTACCATTAGTTCCTACTGTTGCATTTTTATTAAGTAAGTCATTGTTTTCGGCGAGAATACCTTTTAATTTTGTTATTCCTTCTTCTCTTTTAGTTTCATCATTATATTCTGATTTAAAAGTATATACTCTAGTTTTATCAGTATCGTTTAATACATAATAATTTTTAGAATCCATATATGTATCAAACCAAGAATTACCCTTACCTAAATAAACTTTTTTCTTATATTCTTTTAATATTTTATCATAAGTCTCAATATCGGTTATAGAATCTAAATTTTGTTTTGTAAATGAATCCATAACATTTTTAATGAATACTTCAATCTTGTCTTGCATTTGCATCAAAGTAATCTCAGGAAAATCATCAGGAATTAATCCTTTTGATTTATATTCACTATACATTTCTTTAACTTTTTGAAACCCTCTCTCAACAACACTATCTTCAACAGGTGTAAATTGACTGGCAGTACCTTGTTTAGTCTCAATTTTAATTCTTGATTGATACATGTGGGGGGCGGCTAATAAATAACCCATAGACAATTCACTTAATATAGTGAATTTATAAGTGTAAAATTTCAAATCAATATCGAAATTACCTGAAAATGAGTTAAATGACGCGTTAAAGGTGTTTAACATTAATGGTAATCTAACCGCTTTACCATAATATCCTTTTAACGTTAAATAAAACATTGGGTATGGCAAATTGAAGAATGCGGCATATGGTGAGTTATCACCCGCTTCAAATAAAGCTCTCCCTTTAATGTCAACCAATTTTATAGTTATGGTTGCCATAAATGACAAATCATAACTAATACTAATAGATGTTATACCTAACAATCCATTATCAACAGAACCTGCCTTACCATAAGAGTTAATACTCTGTCTTAAATAAGTGTCATCACTATTTTGCGGATTTTTTACCGCTTTAGTTACAGGTTGATTAATTCCCTCACCCTTTACAGTATCTTTACCCGTTATTTCATCAGTATAAGCATTATCTAAAAAAGTCTTACCACCAGGTTTTAAAAAATTAATCGACGCTAATGAAATTGTTTGTATCGCATCATTACTTGCAACACCAACCGCCAATTTAGTTCTTGGGATTACTTTACACTCTAAATTGGCATACATTACCAAATTTTCATGTTTAACTAATCGTTCTTTGGCATTACCATTTTCGTCAATAACTTTGTTAGGGTCTATGACTGTTATATTGTTGTAATCAAATTCAACTAAAATATTTTCATTGTTATCTACCATAATAGAAGAAGTGGTTGTCTAATTGATTTTTATAGTCCTGTAAAGAAGCTACTAAAGGAAATGGAATTGTCAATATAGTTCCGTCAGGAATATTCCATTCTTGTCCTCCATATATAGGATTACCCATCATTATTAACCATCCAAAAGTTGGGGACCCGTAATATTGTTGTGAAATCTTATCCATTCTAGATTGACCAACTTTATATATAAACCTTTTATCCGTAGATTTTGAGGGTAGGGTGATATACGGAACAACCGTTTGTTGTCCGTCAACTAAAAAATCCGAATATCTATTATAACTTTGTCTTGCCATTATGTTTTACTAAATTTAACTTTTCCTATGTAAGTTTTATTATCATCTGGTGGGGTATTTACCGATTTATATAAATTACTAATTTCTGTAGTTTGGAACTTAACAGTTTCGGTATTTTGGTTGGGTACTGTAGTATAACTACATTTTCTTGTTTTTTTAGGTGTGTACATAACTTCATTTATACCTTCTGTTAAATCTTTGTAAGTAGAATTTTTCTTTAACTTATCATATATTTTTTCTTCTTCTTTTAACTCTTTTTTATATATTTTTTCTAAGTCATCTACAATATTTTCAAATTTATTTTTTAAATTTACAGGGTCTTTAATATTCAATATATCACCTTTAATAACGTAATTAATAAATTCATCTTTTTTATTTTTATCAGTTAATATTCTACACATAATTAAGAAGAAATTTTGATTCGCAAATGTAGATTGGGTATTACCTCCCTCAAAATCCCCTTGATTTAATAATCTAAAATTACCAGTCTCAACATATTCTTTATCATCAAACGCTATTCTAAAACCTTTATCTTTATCTTTTAATAATGGTATGAATAAACCCATAGCGGTTTCCAATCTACCATAATCGTAAGATAATTCTTCAAGTACAGTTACGGTTTTTTCATCTATTTTACCAGTTTGGTCAGGAGCATTATATAAACTATAAACTCTAGGTAAATTAGTATCTAAAATTTTACCATCAGTTTTACTTGTAACTAAATTTACTTTTCTAATTAACTGTACATAGTTCTGTTGGAATAATGTTAAATCTTGTATGATAGTTGATACTCCATTTGTGAATGTCTTTTCTAAGTTAGAAATATATTCTTTCATATTATTCTTAACTCCGTTTAGTTTTTCAGGTGACTGAGCAAAACCATATTTTTTTAGAAGTTTATCAATAATAGGGTTAAAGTCGTTATCAATATCCTCAATACAAAGTTTAAATTCTTTATTAATTAAGTCCTCAACATTGTTAGATTTACCAAAAATTTCGACAGTTTTTTTATTACCGTTAGGTCCTGGGTCATTAACTGTTGGGTCACCTAAAAATATATAACCATCATAATATAAAGGGTCTTTACTTAACATACTAACTACAGGATATGAGTATTGTAGATTAGTACTTTCTAATTTATTAACCACAGTTTCAAAATAATTTTTTGTTTCGGTTAATAATTTATCCATAATATCAGCATAACTAATTTCACCTTCCTGGCCACCTTGGACGGGGATGTTGGTTATAATTGTGCCGATTGTTGAACCTCCATTATTTGTTTGTTGTGTGTCAACATTATTAACTGTTGCAGGGACTTCTGAAGCCAATATCGCATCGACAACTTCTTTATCTAATGCTGATGTATCTTCAGTTGCAACTGCTCTTTCATCGTATATTTCAGTATTCGCATAATAGTTAAATGAAAGTGCGTTTTGTAATTGTTCTACAGGTTTTGCAAGACCCATTCCTCCGATGATATTAAAACTCAATGTTACGTTGGCCATCATTGGTTGGATACCGATACCTTCAGGATTCATGTCAAAGGTAATTGGTTCATATTGGAACTGTAATCCTGTAGGTATTATTTTAGTGTGGTAGAAATCACCTATTCTTAATACTAATACAGGTGGAGCTCCGAATGACGTATTAACTGCGTCATTATATTTTGGTTTACCATCAGCACCAATCGTTGGGATTGTTTCTCCAGGTCTAACACATTGATTTAAGAATGTTAAACGAGCGTTCAATCCTTCAGGTGTTATTGAGTGGAAAGTAGGATTAAAGTATTTAATCTTTTCTTTGAATGTGTTATAAACCATCGGGTTTTCTTCTTTAATTAATTCAAAGTAATCACATTCAGTTAATAAGTTTCTTAATATTTTTTTGGCGATTCCCTCTTTAAGTTTTTTAACTATCTCAACTGTAGGTTTTGGTTTTACAACAGGTATGTTTTCAGTTTTTGGTTGTTCAACTACAGGTGGTGGTGGTGCGGCGGTTGAGGTAGTTGTTGTTGCGGGCACAGGGGTAATATCTACTTTTATTTTACCAATTTTAACTCGTCTACAAGCCATGGCGTCAACAGAGAATATTTGAGAAAGTGTTGTTACCGCCCCGTTTTTATCCTTTATATCTGTAGTACAATTTACATCAAATCCAGGTCCTTTAGCAGGTGAGTCATCAGGTGCTTTAGGTATAACAATTGTTTCACCTTCACTCAATAATGTGAATTTTAAACTACCATCATCAATATATTTAGATAAATTTGCTTCTCCAATAGTTGTTGCCTTTAAAAATTTAATAACGGAATCGTTTCTTCGTTTAGACAAATTCACATTATAATCTTTAGTTGCAGGTGCTGAAGCGGAGCCAACCATTTCAACAGTAATTTTTGCTTTCTTTTCTTTAATTAAATTATAAGCTTCAACAATAAAGTTTTTTTCATTTTTTGCAATTGCGTTAAAATTTGGGATGATTACCGTATCAAAAAATTGTTTAACGTTTCTACTTTTTGAATCGGATTTAAATATTGCATCGGCATTGTTAACATACTTTTGAATAAAGTCTGTGGTAGTGTAAGATTCGTACCAAACATTAAATGGTTTACTAGCGACGGTATTACTAGAGTTGGGGTCGGGTCTATCATTATGGAAATAAAACGCTAAATCTTGGTACTTACCTTCAAAATCTTTTCCTGAAGTGTCAGGGGTAGATGATACATCAGTATTAGTATTTTGGTTACCTGTAGGTGTAGAATTCGCTCCTCCATCTGCGGTATTTTCTTTAGGTATTTCTTTATTAATACCCGCCAATTCTTCAGGGGTTAATCTTGGGTTATTTAAAATTTCTTGGTACGTAAATAAATCCTTTGTTGGGATAGTGTTAAACTTCTTAGCTAATTCATAAATGTCATATTTAACACAACCCGCAAAGAACGAATCTATTATCGAATTTACTCTTTCGGAGTTTTGTCCTTTTAATTGTTTATCAACTAAAACGTTCATTATTGATGGGTGGTCTACAATTATCTTCCAACTTAACGTACCGCTTCGGCTAGTGTTATTATATGTATAAATTGGTTCAGGTCTACCCATAATATTTGTAGGTGTAAAGTTTGGTGAACTTGAGTCACTAAAACTTAAATTATAAGGTGGAAACCACATAACTCTACCACCATTAGGTCCTTTTTCACAAACAGGAAGTTCATCATAAGTAAAACCAGGTCTACTTGATGTTCTCCATGCCAAGTTTTCAATTGAGAACATATATTTTTTAGCTACCAAATCCCCCTTAGCGTTTGGTTGTATATTCGTAGAGCCAGGGTTTTTAAGTGGTGCAATATTTAAATTGTACGTATTATCAAAAACAGAATTAGTAAATCTTCTACCTGAAGTTGTAATACCATCAGTTTTTTGTAAATCGGCGTAAGTGTAGTATGGTGTATCTTTTGTAAATACTCTACAATATTCAGTACCAACTTGTTCTCCCGTTGTATTGTCTTTATAACTTACAACTTGAGAACCTTTGGTCATTTCCTTATATCCGTCATTGAAAACTTTACTAACTTGGTTAATTGCGTTACCGACATGTTTTAATCGGTTAATCCCCGAAACATTATCTGCCGAATCAACAAGTCTTTGGGTTTGGTCTAGAATTGAACTTTGTTTAAATGTTATATTTGTAGATTCTCCTCTACTATATTGAGACGCAATTTGATTAAATTCCTCATCTAAACTTCCTGTGCCTCCACCAACAGTTGCTTTATATCCCGCGTCACCTTTATATTTAGGTGAGGTCCAAACAAATTGTCCGTCAATACCACCACCATCAGATGATGATTTACCAGCTAAACCAAAATTTATTTTATTTTCATTACCTTCATATAAGATACCAAGTTCTGAAGGTCCATATACAGGAGCTTGTTCTTGTTTACCAAACGGGTTAACAGGTACCTGATTTGGTGGTGACGTAATCGTTGATGGTTCGGCATTTCTACTACCAACATAATATCCTCCAACTAAAGTTCCGTTATTAGGGTCAATTAAATTAACCGCTAAATTAACTAAAGCTTGTGCAACACCAAGAAGTCCTCCAAAATTTTTCTTATAGTCGGGTTTATATCTATTATAATTTATGTTGGCAAATAACGCTGACCTTTGACCGTTACCTGTATTAGCTAAGAATATTTCGGAAGGGTTTCTTGTCTTGTTTAAGATAGGTCCTAAAAAACCCCCTGTTAATTGGTTAACAACATTTAAAGCACCTGATATTTGGGATGATGCGCCCGCATTAGGTTCGTTCTCTTCAAAGTAATCACCAGGTATTGGTGATACAGGCCAATAAGCACCTGTTAATCTTGTGGCAAAATCTACGGCCGCAACTATTGGGTTTTCCGCAACCGTAATTCTCCAATTTCTATAAATCAAAGGTTCTTGACCTGTAATAATAAGACTCGCTTCAAATGGGTCTGATAATGATTCTAAATTAACTAAACCAACTGTATTCTGAAATAATTCAGCGGCAACTCTTTCTTGGAATAAAGCTCTTAATTGTTGAGCTCCTAACTTAGCGATAAACGAGTCTTGAGACAATCCTGCGGGATTATTATTAATTAAAATCTCGTATGGTGTATATACAGATGGTGTGAAGATTGGTGGGTTCCAATAAGGTAGATATATTTTGTTATTGTTTTGAATATTGTCAATAACAACCATGTCTTTAAACCCTCCTTCAGGTCCAAACTTATTTTCAATGTATGCCGCGTCAATATAAAATTCATTAACCAAATCTAATACAGTGTCTGTTGGGTCGTATTCTCCTTTATTAGAATCTACAGGTAATGGTGGACCATTATATGTTATATTTAAATTATAACCTCCTTCAGGACCATATTCATTTAATGGGTATAATTGTTGAGCAAATGGGTCGTTAGCAATTAATTCATCAGGAGAATCGATGACATTAGAAACAGTCTGAACAACTTCGTAATTAAGAGGCCCCGATGGTGGTGTGTAAACACCTGGGACATCGTAAGGTGGAAGATTTCTTGCCATTAATACATCCCTAAAAGAAGATGATGATGAGAATGATAAAGTACTGTCAGACATTTATTTTTATTTTTATATAAATAGGTATTACCTTATTTTTTATTAAAGATTCGACATACTTAAAGCACTATCAACAATTGATTTATTTCTTACTGTTTGGTTATTAGGACCTGTCATTCCTCCTGAAGTATTTGCGTCTTGAGAGGCTTTAACTATAGCATTTTTAATTTGTTGGTCTTCAAGCATGGCCAAAATTTGAGTTGTATTAATGTTTGATGGAGCTTTCACGTCTAAAACAACATTAACGTTCATTTCTTTAGGTCCCATATCTTGAGTGGTATTATTACCACCGTCTAAATTAGTACCACCAGCCATAATTAACTTGTCTTCAGGTAATGTTTTAATGTAAAAATCACTAACCTTTATTGTGGATGTTTCAGTTGTAACACTCTCGGTTTTTTTGTTCTCAGTCGCTAAATTAATTCCCAATTTTGATAATTTTTCATGTTCCTGAATATATTTTGCCGCTGAATCATAAGTTCCTTTAAGTGTTTCGGCAAATAAGTTTCCACTTTTAGAGAACTTATCCATTTCGGTAGTGGCATTGGTTAAGGCCACATTAAGATTGTCTTTTATTGCACTTGTGACACCTCCAATAGATGTTGTTGCGGTTTTTAAAACTTCATTTAATGACCCTTCTCCTGACATGGCTTTGTTTATAGCATCAAGATTATTAATTAATAATTTATCAGTACCTTTTCTAAAGTCTTGTGATTCTCCTTGTATATCTCTAATACCTCCCGCAACTAATTTAGCCCCTGTTCTAGCAGCTCCTAATACATCCCCCGCACCTTTACTACCTGCTAAACCGTATCCCGCTCTGTTCATACTTTGTAATTCGGCCAACATTGATTCTGAAGTACTTAATTGTGACTCGGCAATTTCTTCCATAGTTTTCGGTGCTTCGGATTGTGCCTTGGCAATCGCTTCTATATCGGAGTCTTTTAATTCCATAACATTTTTTTCTTGAGTGATACCTTGTTCGTCTTTGAACTTAATCATATATTGACCGTCCTTCATTTCGGCCATATTAGCAATCATTTTTTGAGTATCTTCATCGGCAATATCGGTTGGGAAAGAAATCTTACTTAATTTATCATCTAATTCAGCTCCCGCTAATGACATTTTAGTTAGTTGTTCATAATTTATTCCCAATTCTTTAGCCAATTCCATTAATTGTCTTTTACCTCCAGGAGCAATTTCAAATTTACCTGTTTCTTCATTAAATTGGGTGAACTGTTTACCTAACTCAGCAACTTGATTCATTAATTCACCTGGGTCGTTTTGAGCTAAATCCATTAACCTTAATGGGTCAAGTAGGTCGGCTTGCGTTGCTCCCAATCTTTGCATGGACGCGGCTAATTGTATTGCTTGGTCAGGTTCGAACGCCTTATCCATAAGAACTTTCATATCACCAACGTTAACCCTTAAATTAACCGCTTGAGCGGCCATTTTTGCAAGACCCTGCACACCTCCTTCAAAGTTGTACTTATTCATCAATTCCATGTTTGACAACGCTTGGTCACTTACCGCTTTACCATTAACACCAATATCTCTAGCGGATTGTAAAACAACCTCCATATTTTTACCTATGTCGTAAGTACCCGTACCAATATCTTTAAATTTAGATACTAATGTATTAGCATCTTGACCCGTCGCTTTAGTAGTCGCATATAAATCTTTCATCCCATCGGCGGTCAATGTTACATTTCTACCTAAATTAGTGTACGCGGATGTTTGCATAGCAATAACATCATTAAAGCTCCCTCCTAAACGTTTTATATCTGAAGCGGCGTCAGCTAATCCCGCCCTCATTAAATCAATGTTTTGGGCTCCTAACGCGAAATCTTGAGCTAATTTGTAAGCGGCGTTTTCTACCTCAAGGATAGTGTCTTTGAGACCTTTGATTGTGGTCATTTCGGACATAACTTTTTTAAAGTCCCCTACTATACCACTACTTTTACCATCTCCATCTCCCATAGTATTGTTTTAATTATAAATACTTATGAGTCTAATTATTTTTAGGTTGATTTGACTCAATAATTTTATCGATTAAATATTTTCTCATATATGTTGGCATAAGATTAAAGTCGGAATAAGAAGTTCTTAAAAACCGAGCCATTATATAATATTCGTCAATAAGATATTGTCTGTAATTAAAAGAAAGGCCGAAAAAATTCAACCCCAAAGGCAATCTCGAAAGATACCAATTCTCCTGACGGGGCTACAACATTTTGTTTAAGGTCTAATGACGGTTGATTTTCTCTTAAAAAATTTCTAATATATTTTGAGTCCATTATTGGCATGGATTCGATAAACTTTGAAATTTGTTCTCTGTCTTGAGACCCATTAAGTTCAACAATTTGTTTGTTTAATTTCCATGTTATTTTTGGTGGGGTTAAATTTTGGGGATATTGTTCAGCTTGTTTCTCTAATTCTATTAATTCTGAATAAGTTAAAACCTTTAATTTAACAACCGCCTCACTCTTAGGTAATTTAGTAGTAAAAAAACCATTCTCATCTGGTAAATGTGTTGGTTTTTTTATATTTAATTCATCTAATATAATTGTTGCCGTAAATTGTTTACTTGTCATAGGGTCGGTTAAAGTAACACTATACTCGGGACCAAATGATGTATTTCTTAAAAAGATAAGAATTGCTTCAACATCACCTTCAAGTAACTCTTCGGGCCTTAAATCGTGTTCGTACACTTTATTTCTTATTAATGATAAAACAATATTACCTGAACCACCTTTAAAAGCGTTCACAATAAAATTTTCATCATTTGCGGTTAAATAACCAACTTTAACTGATTTCTTTTTTGATTTATAGAAGAGTCCTTTAGAGGGTAACTCGACAACATCGTGTGGTAAATTAAAATTTTCTTGACCTACTGTATAAGCATTTTGTTCCATAGTATTATCTTTTACTATAAAATATACGGTATATTAGTTTTTTTTAAATAAAAAATCCCACATAATCAATATGTGGGACAAAAATATTATATATTTTATTAAATTAGTATACTAACACACATCTATCAGGTCTTAAAGTCGCCGTAATAGAAGCAATTGCGTCAGAGTTATAAGCCAATGAATCAAAGTTTACATCAGATAAAAAAGTACCTTCCATAATCCATTTCTCAACAACAACTCCTGTTGGGTCTAACATTTCTAAGTCAACGTTCTTTTTGTAACCCGCCGCATAACCCATACGACCTGTTACAGACTCAGCACATAAACGTACCCATTCCATTAACGCCTGAGACGCTGAAGGTCCAATAGGGTCACGGAATTTAACATTAATCGTGCTCCAAGTGAAACGTCCTGCCACATAGGTTGATGTATTAAGGAATTGAATCTCAACTGGGTTAATTGTTATATGTGGTCTTGATGTAGTTTCTACGAACCATTCGTTAATACCCAATGTAGATGGGAAACGAAGAATGAACCTGTTTTGTCTTTTCGGTTCATAAGGTATCGGCATTTTCATTAATAAATCAGCCATTGTGTTTTCTTTTTAATTTTTTGTTTATTTGTTTTTTTATTTATAAATATATTCAGTTAAATTTTTTCTCTTTACTTTTCTTTTTTTTTTATTTAAATTTCTACTAGAGCTTTTAATTAATATAGTTTTTTAACTCCTCCTGTAGTTGAGTAGGTCTTTAACATAGGTTCATCTTCAAAACGACTTTTAATTGTTTCTACGTTTCTTATATCGTCATCAGAAAAACCAATACTAGGTAATTCAAAATTATTTGATATTTTGTTCTTTAAATATGCTTTTTTACTAATATATTCTGAAACATTTTTAATATACTGAATAAAATCTTTCATAGCTTTAACCTTACCTTCTTCAGGATTAGTTGCGGAACCCTCACCATAACTTACAGGGTGAAATCTACATAAATCTAAATACTCATTGATTAATTCTTTAGTGGATAATTTTTCTTCATCGGTTAAATCCCTATATTTTTTAAGGTTTTTAATTAACTCTTTTGAATTTATCCCTCCTCTGTTTGAAGCAATTAGGTTATAAACCGCTTCTTTTAGAATACTTGGGGTATGTCCTCTGGCAGTTATTATTGAAAAGATTGAACCGTTATTAATTGCCTCTACAAAGTCTCCCCAAGCGGGTCCTGTTTTAGCAATCATTGAATCAACAACAAATTGTTTGTCCCCTTTCACACCAAAGTATCTAAACGGGTCTTCTGCGAATCCTACAATTGTGTGACCTTCATATTCGAAAGGGTCTTTACCAATTTGAGTTCTATATTCGGCAAAATCCTCGGTTGACATCCCAACCTCTTTATCGTTATCATCTTTTAATATTATTTGTGTTGGCATTGTCATAATATTATCATCCCAATCAAACGCATAATATTTCATATCAGGTGTTCCTGATTCATTAATACCCTCAACAATATATTTTCTATCTATCATATTATATTAATAAATAATGATGAGCCGATTTTTTAACCGACTCACCACATTTTTTATTAGATATTATCAAACGATGCCCCTGTTGGAGTAATGTAGAATGTAATGTCTATGAATTCTAACGATTTAGTAGGTTTGATATAAATCTTACCTGTTAATTGGTTTCTATCTAAATCTGCAGGGTCTGAAGAAACATTTACACGGAAATCGTATAAACCTCGGTCTCTTCTGATTGCATCTAATATAGGGTTAACCGCATCTAAGAAATCTTGTCTTACTTTCTCATCGTTTTGTTCAAACAATAATCTTACAGAAACCGCAGATATTAATTTACGAGCTTGTAATAATAATCTTCTAACATTGATTCTGTCAAGTGCAGATTCTCTAATTTGTAAAGTTTTATTACCCCAAATTACAGTACCTACGTCAGAGAAAGTTGCAATTGGGTTGATTCTTCCTTTATATAATACATCTCTATCTTCTTGAGTAAGTTTCTTTCTCGCTTTGATAGCGTTTACAATACCTCTTGTGTAACCCGCCGCGGCGAACCAAGGGAATGCGATGTTATCCGTTAACGCTAAGTTCCTCGTTACTTCCGCAGTTGGTGGGATGTAAATTTGTGTGTTATTAACGGTATCTCTTGTAAGTACCCAAGGGTAATATGTTGCGGTATAGTTAGAGTCTAAACCTGCCTCCTCAAGATTATCTACCGCTTCTTGTGGGTAAATAAAGTCTAATTGGTCACCCGTAGATGGTACAAACATATTGTAGTCAGGGGTTGTACAAATATAGACTGAATCCGCTCTATCGTTCTCGACCATATCTATAGCGTCTTCAACTAAGTTTGAGTGATTGACGTAATCAATACCAGGTGTAACAAATACGTTAATATTAACCGCTTCAGGATTTGCAAAAGACCTTTGACCTAATAAGTATGCGTAATAGTCGGTGTTCGCCCAATCTTGTGTGTTGTCACCAACAGTAATTTGTTTAAACGCACCCCAACCTGTAGCACTTGGGTATTTAAATGATGGACATGACCCTTTTCTATAACCTGGTTGTCCTAATGCAAATTTATCTCCATTAGTTCTACTCTCTCTATAAATGTCCCATCCGTCAAAACCACCTGAACATAGTAAACTAAATTTACGTGCAAACAATCTAAAATATGGGTTAGAAGAATCTTCAGGGTCTGTTGTAAATGGTGCAGAACCTACAAAGAATGCTGGTGTACCACTTGTAATGAAACCATTACCAATTGTTATACCTGAAGCATTTATGTCCATGTGGAAACCTCTCGATTTATAGAACCAATCATCACCTGTTACATCAGTACAAATATCTAATGGTAGTTGTTTACCTTTATATGAATAAAAATCAACGTCAAATCCTACTGTATCTGAGATACCTAAGTATGTTCTTCTAATGTTATCACCCGCACTTCTTACGATATCATCAGCTCCTGAAGACAAACCAAAAGGTGGGTTATATACAACTTCACCAGGGAAGTCATATTTAGTTTTATAGATAGGGAATGGAGGTCTTACACCCGCGTATTCTCTAAATTGGTATCCCTCAAATCCACAAGGTAAAGCGTCTACAGGAGCGTCCTCGTTTATCTCAACCATAATATATTTAGAATTTAACGCGTACTCACCGTCAACAGTTCCTATTTTTTTAGCAATAAAGTTATTTTGGCCTGGGTCCATTGAACAGTTAGTAAACTTTTCGATAACTGAAGGGGCAGCATCTGAGTCAAAGAAATCTCTAACAATCACATCAAATGTTCCATTACTGAATGAAATATTTGCGATTGATATTTTAACTTCTATGTTAGCCTCGTTACCATCAGCAATTGTTGTGAATTTAAATAATTTATAAACTTTGTTACCTCTTAATTCAGACACAACCCAAGGGGACATCGGTGATTGGTATTTTTCTAAATACCATGCGATTGATGTTGGGTCATTTCCTTGTCTAGCATTTGGTAATGCAGTTAATTCACAATTTAATCCTCTAATATAACCTTTTCTCCACGCGTAGTTTAATAATGCTTGGAATCTTTCCTCAACAAATAACGGTACTACATCTTTAGGTTTTGCGAAGTTAGACGAACCAAATACTTTAGTTAAGTATTTAGTATCTGAATTAGAAAACGATGTTTCAAAGAAGAATTTCTCACCATTTTTATTTGTAACATTTAAACCGAAAGTTGAGTAAGGGTTTTTAGTAACTCCTGAATATTCATTACCACAAACCATTTCAACATCTGTTAACCCTGAAACTTCATATACCGCGCCGTCATCAGTGCCATAAGTTGCTAAACCTCTAGAACGTAATGTTGCAATTACTAAATCATCATAGTCAGTGTATGCAGTACCTGAATAGATATACAATCTACCAATTAACTTACCTGTATAACAATTAACAGGTTTAGCAGTTGTTGTTGTAGTAGTTGATGTTGGGATTGGTGTAACACAAGGGTTAGTAGTTGTAGTAGTTGTTGAAGGTGTTAATGTTGTAGTGGTCGTTACAGGAATTAATGCCAAATCAGTAACAATACTCCAAAACGAATAACCACTATAAAGTGCATTACCTATATTATCAAAAGTTGCATAATACCAAGGGTCGTTAACTGACGCTGAAAAATTTATTAATGAAGAACTAACATTGTCAACACCAAAAACATTAGTTTCTGCGGTAAACACTGGTGATAATGTATCATAAGTTTCACCTGAAATCGCTCCGTAATAATATATTGAAGATGTTTCTAATGTATTATCAGTTAAGATATCAATAATTTGACTTGTCATATCACCATATATTGTTGACGTACTACCATCAAATTTTTCATAGGGTAAATTCATCTTTTCAGCAATTTCATCAGGTATTTGTGATGGGTTGATAAATTTAATACTGTCCACACTATTAGTACAACCTGTGAAATCAATTGAGTAGTCAATTGTTAAGTAATCATTACATTTAGGTTCACAATTCTCAATAACAGGGTCTTCACAATAAAACCCTACAGTTGATGGGTCAACATTTGCCTTTGTTGATATAGTCCATGAAGGACCCGCATCATAACCTGATAAACCTAAAACTCTCGTTACAAACAATTGGTTAGATTGTTGTAAATATGATTTTGCAATATAAGCCCCCTCATATTTAGGTATTTGTGTATTAATGAATTTTTCAGGGGATACTCCTCCAAAAAATGTAGTGAATTCATCAAAGTTTCTAATAAAGATTGGTTCGAATGCTGGACCTTTTAAAGTCTCACCAACGATACCTAACGTTGTAACCCCAACACTTTGGGCTACGAAACTTAAATCAACCTCAGATGTATACACTCCAGGAGATACGAATACTTTGTTGTTAGATGCCATTATTTTTTTAATTTAGCTTGTTAATTTATTTTATTGATAAATATTCACTAAAAAACCAAAATACTTTACTTTCTTGCAACTATTTATAAATTGGGTAGAATAAATTCTGCCTTTTTTCTACTATGTCTAAAGAGGTTAAAAAGATAAAGAATTTAAAGATATCAACCGAGGTTCACGACCTATTAAAAAAGTATTGTGAAAAACACGGTATTAAAATGTATCGTTTCTTAGAAAAGATGATTACTGAAAAATGTAAAGAAAAGAAAGATATTTACGGAGAGAATTAAATTAAGATTCCGTATATGAATATTTTAGATTCTGAATTAACATTGGTTTTATTAATAACAAATTTAAGAATATCATTGGTATTGATTTGTATATCCGTAATATCAGTACCATAATAATTGTTGTTTATAAACACATCATATTCACTGATATTTTCAGAACCAACTATTTTAATATCGGCAACATAATCAAAAACTTGTGATATAGTATCATTACCGATAACAAATAAAACTTCATTAGGTTCCTTTTCAATATTAGAATTCATCTTCACTTGCCTTCTTGATGTTTTAGTATCAACCTCAACAACCTGTAGTAATCTAGTTACTGCTGGAGAAATTTCAAATTCATCCTCATCAATTAAAAAACCTAACATTGTAAATTCGTAAGTTTGTATATAATATTTTCTTTTCTCAATGTCCATAACAGATTCGTCAGAAATATTACCCATGACAATAGGAATGTAGTGACCTTTAATAACTTGGTACGCTTGTTTTGATGCAAATTTTTCTATCACAATCTGATTGAATCTATTAAGTTCCCTCATTCTATTACAAACTATCTTAACTTGATAAGTTATATCCACAGGAACAGGTTGGGGTATCTTATAAATGTCCATACCTGCTCTTTGACCGTCCCAAGTTGGTACTTGAGCATAAAAATATTGTCTTCTATTAGGAATGTTGTATAGAACCGCAGGATTGGTCCCAAATTTAACTTCAGGAACTCTTATTACTGTCAGAAATGGAGGTTCGGCATTTTTATCTATATTTTGAAAATCCCAAGTTTCAACAAACTGAGACCAATTTTGTGTTGTGATTATTATATCGACCATTGGTATGGTAGTTCCCTCAACAACACACTTTAATTCTTCTTTAACAAATTCTAAAAATCCTTTATCTAAATCGGCATGTAAAATTGATTTAGGTAAATAGGTACCGTCCTTATTAATTTTATCTAATAATTCTTGTCTTCTAGGTAACAAAGTTTTAGACTCTGTTAATGGAATATATTTTTTTATTTTCTTTGGTAACGGCATCTTATTCTATTATTAACGGTTCTTCTTTAAAAACAACTCTTGTTTTACTAATCACTGTATAATCTTTGTTATCAAATATTAATGTTTTTGATTTACTTGAGAACGCAATTTTATCTACAGATTTTTTTGTTGTGTAATCTCTCATACCATAAGTACTAACACTGTAAAGACCATCGTTAACAATAAACCCCTTTAATGGTTTAATTTGGTAATTAACACCATCAATTGTAACGTCAACACCTAACCACCTATCCATCTTAGAACCATGAGGATAATAAATGATATTAGAAGACCCAACCTTGTCTAAAAAGTTATTAACAGACATTTTTTCCAATTCTAAACCATTTTTTATGGAGCTCCATTGTCTATCAACTAACATTTGTGTGTATTCTTCATTTTTAAATAAATCGGACATCCATTCGATGATATCGTTAATATTTTTTCCTGATTTTATATCGTCAAAATATTTTAAGTAAATTAAACTATGTATTTCATCTTTAGTATCAAAATAATTCATAATTGACCAATCCTCTTCAGAGTTCCCCATTTTTTCACCTATAGTGTACACACCTCTTAAACCTGGAGTATATAAACTATCTCCTTTATTCCAATTATCAGGAAAGGCCATTTCTAAAGACTGTCTTACGTTTGACGGAGTAATCCCAATTGAAGAGGATAATTTAGAATGATTAGTCATACTAAAATTAGGATTTAAACTATCCATAGTTGATTTACTAATAAAGGCAACCCCCTCATCTTGATTTATAGTAATATCTTCTTTATTAAATTCAAAATCACCATCGCTACCATACATCTTAATTTTGTTAGGTATTGGTGAGCCATCAACAACGGGAACTATCTTATTAAAATAATACCTTTTGGTGTTGAACTTTTCAAAAAGACCCATTGTCAAATATGTGTATTTTGTTGGTTGTTCTTCTTCAGATTCTTTAATTATTTTCGATTTGATTTCATTAATTACAAAAATTTTATTTTTATGATTAATCATATCGACCTCTTTCGCTTTATATACAGGTTCTTTACTATTTTTATAAACAAACGAATCGTATTTGTATGGGTCGTATGTAATTACTTTATCCGATTTTTCATCGGGTATTTTATTACAAGGAAACTCACAATAATCTTCTAATTTACCAATTACAAAAGCATGAACATTTTTTCTTTTTTCATTTCTAACTTTTTCTTTACCACCTCCTCGAACTCTAAACTCAACATCTTTAAGTTTAACGTAATCGGCGTGTAAAATAACTTTAGATTTATATGTAACAGAAAATGTATGTTTGTGTAAATTATAATAAACCATTACGTTTTTACCGATATAATCTTCTTCAGAATTGTTATGACCACATTTATCACAAGTAACCTTACCTGAATTAACTCTTTCAAGTAATTTTAATATTTGAGTTTCTGTTAGTACTATTTTCATAATCCTCTAAATTCATTATCGGTTACTGCAGAACCCATAATAGTTCTATAGTACGGTTTGTATCCCGCGTAATTATGTTTATTATCTGAAATTACCCTACCATCATTGTTAACAACATAGTATCTAACTCTATCTTCAGTTTCATAATAACCAAGGTAATCACCATGACTTATGTCTACACCAAGTTCCTCCAAGTGTTTAGTATAAACTGAAACCTTTATATTACCTGGCTCAAATTGGTTAACTTTAGAAGTTCCAATATTTTTATTTTCAGGGGCCATTATTTGAACATAACCTTTAAATTCGACAGGAGGTAAAAATTTAATCCCGTCTTTTAAAGATTCTCCGTATACATCATCAGTTTTAGTTTTGATTCTATCAATTCTGTATAATACTAAAGTAAAATTCATGTCACCATATAACCATTCTTCACCTATAGATAAATCTAAGTTATAATCATCGGAACCAAAAAATTTTCCTACTCTTGTTATTGGGACTTTATTATTCATCATTGATAAATATCTAAATAATTATTATTTTTATAGATATATAATGTCAATAGATAAAGTAATAACAGGTAACACCTCATCATTAATTGAGATGAGGGCTTTAGAAATTCTTGGTAACTACTTAGGGAGTAATAATTTTATATTAAATTTAAAACATAAAAAAGAAAATAATAAAAAGTTTTACCCCACCCGTTCCCAATCGGATTACATTATAAATTTTCATGAGACACAACCCAAAGTGGCAAAAAAATGGGTTGAGTTGGACCCGTATTTTGCGAAAAAAATTGCTGATGAAAAACTTTATACCACAATACCTGAACAAGTTTGGGTTGAGAAATTATTAACTGAAAAAGAAAAATCATATCATATTTGGGGTAAGGTATTTGAAACGGAATCTTTGCACGATTTTTGGTTACCAAAAGGAGCGATAATGAAAACTCATAAAGTAGAAAAAGTAGAGATTGATTATTCTAAATATTCTCATAGACCTCTATTATCACACCAAATTCCTGCAGTCGAAAAACTTGCGGGTTCAAAAAGATTTATCTTAGCGGATGATATGGGTTTAGGTAAAACAACCGCAACAATAGTTGCCGCTTTAGAGACTAAAGCTAAACGAATACTAATTGTATGTCCCGCATCATTAAAAATAAATTGGCAACGAGAGATTGCAAATTATACTGATAGGTCAGTTTATATTGCGGAAAGTAAAAATTTCTCTTTAGAACATGATTTTGTAATTGTTAATTACGATATTCTTAGAAATTTTTATGATACAGGTAAAGAAAAAGAAAACACTTTGATTTACCAATTTAATCCCGATTTGGTTATAATTGACGAAGCCCATTACATCCAAAATGGTCAGGCACAACGAACCAAATTAGTGAATAGTTTTAGTAAAAGGGCGGAAAGATTATGGTTACTTACTGGTACACCTATGACCTCAAGACCGATGAATTATTTTAACTTATTAAATTTAATTGAAAGTCCTGTAGCTCAGAATTGGATGGCTTACGCAATCAGATATTGTCAAGGGTATCAGTTTAAAGCAGGTAATCGTAAAGTTTGGAACGTTACGGGAGCATCTAATTTAGAAGAATTAAGAGATAGAACCTCAAGACAAGTTTTGAGGAGATTAAAGACTGAGGTCTTAGATTTACCTGATAAAATCATTACACCTGTTTACTTAAGATTAAAATCAAAACATTACGAAGGTTTAATGGGGGAATATTATGATTGGTATGATAATAAAAAAGAAGAATCTAATTCACTAACTGTTCAATTTTCTAAACTTATGAAAGTCAGACAAGTAATTGCTGAAGAGAAAATAAAAAATACTATAGAATTAGCTCAAAATATTTTAGACCAAGATAAAAAGGTAATAATTTTTACAAATTTCACCGACACATTAAATAAAATTGCCGACCATTTTGGAAAACAAGCGGTTAGATTAGACGGTAGTACAAGTAAACCACAAAGACAATATGCGGTCGACCAATTCCAAGAGAACGAAAAAATAAAAGTTTTTGTTGGGAACTTAAAAGCCGCAGGAGTTGGGTTAACCTTAACTGCGGGTGAGGCGGTTATTATGAACGACTTATCATTTGTTCCATCTGACCACTCACAAGCCGAAGATAGGGCTTATAGATACGGTCAAAAATCAAATGTATCCGTTTATTATCCAATATTTGAGAATACTATTGAGGGGATTATTTATGATATCTTAGCAAATAAGAAAAATATTTTTGAAACCGTCATGGGGGACAATTTGGATAAGGCCGATGTTGTTGAGGAAATGATGAATAGAATTAACAGTTTGAGATAAATCAAAATATTGGCTTATTTATAGATATATTATTAATAGCCATATGAAAAAATTTGAAAATAAGATTAAGATTTTAAATAAATCGTTAATCTTACAAGAACAAAAGGAAAATGAAAAGTTCTTTTTGTTTGAAATGAAAAAAATAGGTATTGAGAAGTTACCTTATTCTTACTCCGCACTAAAACAATTTATTGATTCCGAAACCATGTCATACCATTATAATAAACATTATAAGGGTTATGTAGACAAACTTAATAAAGCATTGTCCAAGAAAAAAGGAGGTGATTTAGAGTTAGAGGAAATTATTAAAACTATCAGTAAATTTGATAAAACAATTAGAAATAACGCTGGTGGTGCATTTAATCACGCATTGTTTTGGAAAATGTTATCACCTAAAACTCAAAAACCTTTTGGAGATGTTTTGAATCGGATTAATAAAGACTTTGGTTCGTATAAAAAATTCCAATCTAAATTTGAAGAAATAGCGAAAGAAAGATTTGGTTCAGGATGGGTTTGGTTAGTTCTAAATAATAAAAACACTTTAAAAATTATATCAACACCAAACCAAGATAATCCATTAATGAATGTCGTACAAGACGGAGGATTTCCTATTTTAGGTCTTGATTTATGGGAACACGCTTATTATTTAAAATATAGAAATAAAAGAGATGAATATATTAAAAACTTTTGGAAATCTGTAAATTGGGAGTTTGTAAATAAGTTATTTAATTCTAAATCGACATCAAAATTAAATGAATCGGTAGGGTTTAGACAAATAATAAAAGAAGGTGTTTCTGAGAAATGTAGTAAAGAGATGAACGATGCTATCAGATTTGTATTTAACATTAATCCTAAAGTTAAAACAACCTATCGGTATGCCATTGACTCAATTTTAAAAGACGTATTTCCCGATAATTATTATGGTCAAAATGGGTACAAAGAAGGTGAGATGTCAGGTATATATGATTTAGAAGGGAGTGGTAGGTCAGTGATTAATAAACTTAACACCAATTATAATTGTTTTTGTATTTTATTAACTGATGTTAATAAAGTTTTAAAATCAATGAATAAACCTGAAATAAAAATTATAGGTCAACCACCATACGTCCAAATAAGTGAAACTAAAAAATTTGTAAGATTTTTAAATGATTATAAATCAAGAATATTTAATCAAAATTCAGGAACGTTCAAAAATTTAATGTCGACTTTAGGATTGACACATGACTTAGGTGATAAGAGGGAAGATTATACTGTAGAAGTTCTTGAAAAGAAATTTGGTGAGGAAAATATCGAAAGGATTGGTGGTTTAGGTAGTCAAGAAGACATGATTGGGGGTGTTGATTGTAAAGTAAACGTCAATGGAGAAACCAAAACTTCACAAATTAAACCTTTTAGTTATATAAAAACCGATAACGGGAATATAACAGTTTTTAATACAGGACAAGTTAAGAAATATGATACTGATTGGATTATATTCGCAAATCCTAAAAAAGGTATATTAATTTTTAATAATAAAGATTCTAAAATAGTTGAGGGTAACTATACCTTCCCGATTGAGAATTTAATTTATGAAGTAAGTTGATATTTATAATAAAAAGTCAACATGTCAATTATCGCAGAACCAGAAAGAACTCAACTATATACTAAATTGAGACATACATTAGGAGCACCTCTTAGGTCGGTTGAGTTAGAAGATGAACAACTAGATTCAATTTTAGAATTATCTATTGAGGATTATTCTCAATATGTTCAAGATTGGTTAATCGAATCTCAATGGACTTCGTTATATAATCTTAATCTTGATACTCAGTCATTATCAAGGGCTTTTATTACAAAAAGTTTAGATTATGAAGAAAGATATACTTACGCATATTCTAAAATTGTTGGTTTGCAAGCGGGTGGTGATTATGTACTTAAAAAAGATTTTTTTAATCTCGAAAGAGGTAAACAAATATATGAAATACCAGCGGGTAGAGAAATTAATGAATTATTATGGTTTACCCCGACCCCAATGAACAACCTTTTATTTGACCCATGGTCTTTTGGTACTTTAGGTGGTGGAGGTATCGGAGGTCAGGGAGGATTCGCCCAAATGGGGAATATGGGAGGAAGTTACTTTATGATGCCAGCTTTTGATATGTTACTTAGAATGCAACAAATAAACATACAAAGAAGAATTATTGGTGGTGATTTAACTTATCGAATTACCGCATTACCCGAAGGTAAAAAGGCGATTCATTTAATGAATGTTCCTGGGGGTAAATTTGATTTTGGTAGCGGGTCTTTAAGGAAAGGTCAGGTATGGTATTGGTATTATGATGTTGGCACTTCAGATAGGGATAAGTGTCTTAAAGATAATCCTGATATTATTAAGTTACCGTCAGATGTTCCGTTTGATAAAATTTCTTGGGTGGATTTAAATAACCCCGCACAAATTTGGGTTCGTAGATATTTCTTTGCGTCGGCTAAAGAAGCCTTGTCTAAAGTTAGAGGTAAATTTAGTGGTAATATAAAAACACCTGATAGTGAATTAACTATGGACTATCAATCATTAGCGACTGAAGGTAAAGATGAAAAAACAAAATTGATTGAGGAATTAGTAGGTGCGGAAGGTCGACTTACAAGATTAAGACCTGAAAAAGTTATGGAAAGAGAAGCGTTATTAGCGGAAAATCTAAACAAACAAAAGAAATTTACCGCGATGCCAAGACAAATATACGTAATATAATTTTATGATAGGACAAAAATCAACATTAGTAAGAAAAAAAATTAGTGACCGACATATACATTTTGAACCGATGGTTATTACTGAATTAAAAAAAACTATTTCGGTACCAAACTATACAACCAAAGGTGAAGAATTTATAGTTGTTAAAGGAGTTGATTTTTGCGTATTAATTTTAGATGGTGAAACCACAAGTGAAATTAAAATAAAATCACTTACCGATACTATTATTAAATCCAAACAAGGTAGTATTGACGAATATTATGATGAAATACTAATTAATAATCGAGCATGTATAGAATTAATTTTTTTAAATGGTTATTGGTATATAACCTCATCGGATGGAATTAAGTTAGATTAACTTCTTTTCCCACCCTTCTTCCGCCAAATCATAAATATAGTTAGGGTCTAACCCTCGTTTTTCCCAATACCGTAATTCAGGTTCACTAATATCTAATACATCTTCATGTAATCTATCTTGGTCTTTTTCCTCAAAAGGTACTCCATTTATTAACTCACATTGGTCTTTAGTAAAGAAACTTCTATCATCAGGTTTTGACACCAATAACCCATCTCTAATTTCTTCTTTAAATACAACCAATAAAGGTTCGATACGTTTGTTAAAAGTCGCAATCGCTCTATCGATATTATATTCACCCCTCATATCAGGATTACTCTCAATCTCCGATGGGTCTAACATATAACAATTAATCTGAACCATCGATGTTACAGAATCTTCAGGATATTTCCCATGTTCTGAAAAATAATATTGTAATTGTTCATCACTCCACCCTCTTTTAAGTTTTGCAACTTTCTGAACATCCCCTTGGGATGCTTTGGTTCCATTATTAACATAATAAATTACATCACCTAAACTAACGTTCAGTTTATTCTTTAACGCTAGTTCCATATGAGCCATCATACTCATAGCACCACCTGATTTGGTTTTTTGTGTTGACCGTTTTTTATAATCATCTAACGATAATTTCACTTTAGCTCTCTGAGCAATTTTCATTAATGGGATTTCTTTATTATAAATCTTGGATAGGTATTCATAATACCACTCAACAAATTCCTGACCTTTACCCTCAAGTAATTGTTTTACACCTTTATCTAAAAAATCCTCAATATACAATGGTAGTTTTTTAGATTTAATTGTATTACCTGTAAGTTTAATTTTACCGCTAGATTCCATAACGGCATAATTTTTACGAGCGAGATTTATACATGAGGGCCAAGTACCATCAGTATCTAAAGCCATTTCACCCCTCATAAAAGTATCATTAAATTCTGCAACGTCAGCATCATCCCCAACATATTCTTTACCTTCTTTAACTTTCCAATTAAGACCTTTACCAACATATCTATGATTTTCCCATCCATCAGGTTTAGAGAAGTTAACACCGTCCGTGTCCATTACAAGAGGGGTATAACCTTTTTTCATAAAGAACCTAATCATCTGTCTTAAATACTGTCTACCCGTACAAGTAATTTGTTCACCCATATACATGTCACCCCAAGCATATACTTGTGGAGCGGATAATGCCCCGAACATCGAGTTAATAAAGATTTTAATCGGTAACTGTTTACGGTCATATGATACTGATTTTTTTTTGTCTTTATCGTACCATTCGGAAGCTAAGTTTTTATACATGATACGAGAATTACGGAAATAAGATAACATTCCTTTCATACCTCCTAAAATATCACATTCAGGAAAAACGTCATGTACCAATTGTATTGACGGATATAGGGAAGAGTAGTCAAGTTTTAATACGTTCCTTGAATACCCCACTTTTAATAACCTTGATAATCCTCCTACAAATTCTGTTTTATCTTGTTTTTTAGGAATTGCTAATTTGTACTTATAAGACCACGCCAACATCAACATCTTCCATAATGTTGCGGTACCCATTGTAGATACTCTTTCATAAGTTGTTGGTACTAATGATGACAACAAAAAGGTTCCTTGATTAAATTCTTCATCAACTAATAAAGTTTCTTCTAAGTCATCGTCAAGATAACGCTCAACTATGTCGTCCCCTGTTGTTTTTATGTATATGTCAGTTCTTCGTGAGCAAATTTCATCAACCTTTTCACTATCCCCAACCCTTTTATATTTACCATTCTCAATATTTAACCAATACTCATTTTTTTGTGTGTACATAGGTCCGATTTTGTCATGGTCAATATAGATACGGTCAGGAGCCTCAGCATCAATATACTGAGTAATATATTTCAAACCTGCGGATTTGATACTTGAATTTATTGCTTGCGCTCTTCTTACTGAATGTAAGATATCGATAATATTATAACCCCACATACCAACTTGGTTATACCTCTCAACCTCGTTAGCCAACTTTAATAGATTCTCACTTTGTTTGATATTAATATCAGGATTTAAAGTCCTACATATTTTTTTAACATCTAAATTTAACGCCTTACATCTCTCAAATATCCAATACCAGTCAAAGTTAAATGAGTTATACCCACCGATAATACTTGGTTTAAGTTCGTTAATCGTTCTAAAAAATTCAACCAACCCTCTTCGTTCTTCATCTTCATTTGAGCATTCGATAACTTTTTTAAAACCTTTATTGGTTTTCATCCCAATCATGAATATACGACCGTCTTTTGGTTCTAATGCGGTCGTCTCCAAGTCGAATCCAAATCTTGTAATATCATTGTATTCTTCGTAACCTTTAAATAATCGTTTTTCTTTTTGTATTAGATATTGTTCTACAGGTGGCAGAATTAAGATTTTATCTTTGGTTCTTTCACCCCAAGGGTCAACTCCACCATCTCTAAAAAATTGTATTAATTCTCGATACCCTTTAAGAGACTTAACCATAAAATTGAGACCTTGCTCCAATCTTTCATTTTTACCCGTTTCCAATTTTTCAATCATAATACCATACTTTGTCATGGCCTCTTTTTGAAGTCCTTTAGATGATTGATAAAAATTTAGGTTTCTTAAATCCCCAACCCAAGCGAATGGTGTGAAAGTGTCTTTTCTAATTTCTTTACCTTTATCGGGAATTTCTTTGATTTTGTAAATACAGTTCGATGCGTAATCAAATTCTATCGCAACTATAAATTCTTCTGGGTCACCTCCCTCTAGGAAAGATTTAATTTCTTCTTGTGATATCATACTTATTTACTTTTGGTGTATTAGCTACCGAATAAGGTCGGCATTTACCTTCGTAAATAAATATAGGAGTAAAAATTACTCTTATCAACTAAGTAAGTTAATTTTTTAAGAAGTAATATTAACAATCGTTAAAGTGTCAGTTCCATCATAGTAAGACAATCTTGATGAAGGTATTGAGTTTTTAAATAAAGTGCAATTATAATCCCCATAAACATGTGTAGTATCATTAGTGGGGAATTGTAGGTAGGTCAACTGACCAATTGTTTTTCCTGTAAGTGCCATATTTTTTGTTTTATAAATATCTTGTTAGTTAATATAGTTAGTTATACATTTCTAATATAATTTCATCACTTGATGAGAAAGTCACACCAGTAACAATTATATTGTTAATATTTGTATTTATTTGACTTTTCACTCCAACTCCATTACGGAGTACAACGTATGTGTAATTACCTGTACCGCCAATAGTGTAATTTATTGCATCAGGTGCCACACCTGTACTAGAAGGATGTGTGAAAGAACCCGCCGAATTTGTTGAGTTTATTGGGAATGAACCCACATCTAAACTTACTGTTGGTCCTCCAATAGTATATGAAGCACTTGTAACAGTTCTATTTGTGGAGTTATTTACCATTTTAAAAAGTATTGATGGGGAAAACAACTCAATTAAGAGTTGACTTCCAAAATATAAATTGTACGGACCAAACGTTGCAACTCCAGACGTGGATAAAATATTTTCAACAGGGTAACCAATACTTGAGTGACTCACCTGTATATACATACCAGGAACAAATGTTGAGCTATTATACCCTACTTGAATTGTTAATGGATTAGATTCGGTAGATACAAACGTACCTTCATAATTCACATTAGGATAACCATTAAGAGGGAAGTTTGACCCACCGGTATTTGTTGGTGTCACGGAATTTAAGGTCACTCCCGTTATAGAGTAGTTCAATAAAGTATCCCAGTTATCGACTAATATTGGTAGTTGGGGTAATGGTGATGGTGTTGGGGTAATAGTAGGTGT